TGATGTAGCTCCTTATCCTATTGACTGGGAAGATAGAGAAAGATTTCATTATATGGGTGGAATGTTAAGAGGAATTGCCCACGAAATGGATGTTAAGATTCGCTGGGGTGGAGACTGGGATAGTGATGGCGAAATAGCAGATAATTCATTTGATGACTTAGTTCATGTAGAGTTAGTAGACTAATGGCAAGAACAACTAAAAAAACCAAAGCTCAATTAAATAAACAGCTTTGGGATAAAGCAAATACATCTCAAAGAACAAGATGGCAATCGCTAAGTCAAAAAGGATATGATTTTTATCTTAATGACCAACTTACAAAAAATGAAAGAGAATCTTTAGAAGAATCAGGAATGCCTACATTCATTATTAATCGGATTACACCGATTGTAGAAATAATGAAATACTTTGTTACTGCTAATAATCCTAGATGGAAGGCAGTAGGAGTTACTGGTGATGATACAGATGTAGCTCAAGTACATTCAGATATAGCTGATTATTGTTGGCATTTATCAAATGGTAAATCTATTTATAGTCAAGTAGTATTGGATTCTATTACTAAAGGAATTGGATACTTTATGATAGATATTGATCCTGACCAAGATAGAGGATTAGGAGAAGTTATATTTAAAAGAATAGACCCGTATGATGTTTTTGTAGACCCTGCTAGTACAGATTTTTTATTTAGAGATGCTTCATTTATATCTATTCGTAAAAATGTAGCTAGAGGCGTATTAATGAATATGTTTCCTGAATACTCTACAAAAATTAAAAAAGCAGCTGGTGAGTCTGAAATAATTACATACTCACAAAGAGATGTTGATTTATCTGATAGTATTCAACCTGAAGATGTAACACTTGGTATAAATATAAACGCTGAAGATGACGATATTTTACCATATTATGAAACTTATTATAAAAAGAAATTTCCATATAGAAATGTATATATAAAAGTTCCTCCTAGTCCAGAAGAAATGGAACTTATTAAAAGAAAAGTTGAAGAAGAACTTGTTGATTTTACAAAAGAAGTCGAAGTTAGTTTGATGGAAAAAAATCAACAAATGCAACAAGCTGTAGAATCTGGAGAAGTTATTCCTGAAAGAGCTGAATTAGAGATTGAAAGATCTAGGAAAATGGCAGATCAAGCTATTCAAGAGAAGCAAATGGAGTTGATGTCTCAAGCTCAAGATAATTCTACAAGAATTATACAAAAAATAATGAATGAGAAAGAATTTAAGATTTATTCATCAAATGATGAAGTTGCAAAAAATATAGTAGACGCAATAAAATTTTATGAGAACAGAATTGTTCTTTGTTGCAGTGTTTCTGATGATGTTTTATTATATGAAAGAACATTGAATATTCAAGAGTATCCTATAATCCCAATTCCATACATGTATACTGGAACTCCTTATCCAATGAGTGCTGTCGCCCCTATGATAGGTAAACAGCAAGAAATAAATAAAGCTCATCAAATAATGTTACACAATGCAAATCTAGCATCTAATCTTAGATGGATGTATGAAGAAGGTTCTGTTCCTGAAGAAGAGTGGGAGCGGTATTCATCCGCCCCAGGAGCCTTACTCAAATATAGACAAGGATTTGCTGCTCCTACTCCAGTATTGCCAGCTCCAATAAATAATGCATTTTTTACTGTAGTTCAACAAGGTAAATCTGATGCTGAATATATAGCTGGTATTCCATCTGCTATGATGGGATTTACCCAAGAACAACCTGAAACATATAGAGGATTACTTGCAAATGATGAATTTGGTACTCGTAGACTAAAATCTTGGATGGGTACTGTTGTCGAACCAGCATTAGAATATTTAGGTAAGTGTTTTCAAATGATGGCTCAAAATCATTATTCTATAGAAAAAGTATTTAGAATTGTACAACCTGAAGCAGGTCAGCAACCAGATCAAGATAAAGAAGTAAGAATTAATATTCCTATTTACAATGATTTTGGAGAAGCTGTATCTGTATATAAGGATTATGCATCAGCTAGATTTGATGTTAGATTAATAGCTGGTTCTACAATGCCTGTTAATAGATGGGCATTATTAGAAGAATATTTTAGATGGTTCCAAGCTGGATTAATTGATGATATAGCAATGATAGGTGAAACAGATATAAGAAATAAAAAAGCTATTGTAGAAAGAAAATCAATGTATTCTCAAATGCAACAACAATTACAACAGATGGAAGAATCTATGAAAGATAAAGAAGGAACTATTGAAACATTAGAGCGTCAATTAGTACAAGCTGGTATTAAAATGAAAGTTGGAGATGCTGGTAATGAGATTAGAAAAGATGTATTAAATACAGAAGCTCAGCAGAAATTATTAAGAGGAATGTTAAAAACTGAATTTGACAAAGCAAAAGCAGAACTACAAATGGCTGTCAAATCAGCAGAAAAAGAATAGTTGTGCATATAATAAAAAATTTATTAACTTATAACAAATGAAAAAAAGGAAAGCAAATGGAAAACGAACAAGTAGGTAACACCGATATGGTCCCTGAAAGTGAAATCCAAGAATCCGTATTTAATGAAGATGCCTCTAGTGACTTCTTTGAAGATCTAGAACAATCTGTTAATAGCGGTATTCAAGAAGAAACAGAACTAACACAGTCAACCTCGGAAAATATAGGTGATAACACACCGTCGAGCCCAAGTGAAGTTCAGCCGCAAGATGATAATGATGTCTTGCAAAAGAGGTATAGTGATTCAAGTCGTGAAGCTAAACGCTTAAATGGCAAGTTAAACGAACTAGAACCATATATGCCTATACTCGATGCAATGCGAGAAGACCCTAATTTAATTCAGCATGTGCGGAATTATTTTGAGGGTGGAGGTCAAGCTCCTCAGACAATGACAGAAAAATTACAGTTATCTGAAGATTTTATGTTTGATGCTGATGATGCTTTTGGCAAACCTGATTCTGATTCTGCAAGAGTACTTGGTGCTACGGTAGACGGTATTGTTCAACAAAGGCTTGGACAAGCTTTAAAAGGACAAAAAGCCGAAAACCAAAGGTTGACAAAAGAAACTACTTTCCGAAACAAACATGAAATGTCTGATGACGAATGGAATGACTTTGTATCTTATGCAAAAGGTAAATCTCTTGAACTAGATGATATTTATTATCTTAAAAACAGACAAAATCGTGACACCAAAATAGCTGATGACGCAAGAAAACAAGTAGCTACACAGATGAAAAAAGCTCAAGACCAACCAAGGTCTTTAGCAACAGCTGGTAGTGTGCCTGTTGAAAAAACACAAGATGATTCTGTATTTGACGCCATTGTAGGGCTTGACTCTGAGTTAGAATCGGCATTTGGCTAAAAACTAAATAAGTCATATGCCTTAATTAAAATAAGGAGTTAATTATGGCTGATAATGTATTTCAGTTAGAATCAGGATTAACAGAATCCTCATCTCCTTCTGGATTAAGTCCAGCGTCATCTACTCTTAGTACTGGCGATCTTAGGCGGAAATATAACTTTGGCGATAGAGTATCTGAACTTGCAATAGCTCAGGACCCTTTCTTCAGAATGGTGTCTAAGATTTCTAAAAGACCGACTGATGACCCTGAATTTAAATTCACAGAACGGAGACCCTCTTTTCATAAGAGATATGCATATGTAACAGGTTGGAGTGCTTCTAGTTTCGCAGGTGATGCTGGAACAATGAATGATGCAGAAGTTACATCTACACTAGTAGACGGAGCTGGTGATATTCTTTATGTTCAAATGGAGACTGATTATAAGTCTGCTGGTAACATTACTAATATCTATGGTTCATCTAGTAGTGCTTTCAAAGTTGGAGCTAGTGGTACTATGCCTACTTTCTATATGAAAGATCAACTTGTAAAAATCCCATTTCAAAATACAAATGCAGGTGCAGCTACAGCTGCTAATGCTTGTATTGTGGATGATTACATTGTAGGTAAAGTTATTGCAGCTACAGAATATCCAAGTGTTGAAGCTGTTGTATTAAAACTAGAGGTTGTAAGACCTCTTGTTAGTCACGCAACCGGTACTGAGTTATCTGGTTGGGGTGCTGGTGGTACAGCAGATCAAGGTCTTGGAGGAGCTGGAACAACTGCCGCTGAAACTGCTAACTTTACACAGTTACAGTTAGAAGCTGCTCGTTCATATGTTGTTGGAAGTTCTCACGGACAAGGTTCAGGTTATCCTGAAACATGGAAAGATCAACCTTTCTCAACCAGTTATGGTCGTACTCAAATTTGGAAAACAGCTATGGCAATGGATAACACTACTCGTGCTACCGTGCTTAAGTATGAACCAAATGAGTGGGCTCGTATTTGGAAAGAAAAGTTGATAGAACATAAATGGGATATTGAACAATCACTATTGTTTGGTAGTCAACACAAATCATCTGATGGATCATGGCAAACACAAGGTGCTATAGATTACATTTTAAGTTATTGTAACGTATTTAGCTTGAGTGAATCAAGTAAAACACAAGACGATTTCTTAGATGATATGAGTAATTTCTTAGATCCACGTTATAATAATGCAAATGCATCATTATTTATGTGTGATACTTCAACCTATAACTGGTTGCATAAACTAAGTGGTTACTTCCAAAATAATCTTGAAGTATCTACTAATTTCAGAGCTGATATGTCTTTATCTAATAAGAAAAAGGTATTTGGAGTTGATATGAGCGTTATTTCTACACCTTATGGTGATATGAATGTAACTCGTAATATTCACCTCGATGGTTCTGAAGTTAAGATTGCAGCTGTCAACATGAAGTATGCTAAATACAGACCTCTTGTTGGTAATGGTGTAAATAGGGATACAGCAGTTTATGTTGGTGTTCAAACCTTAGAAAATAGTGGTATCGACCGTAGAGTTGATTTAATTCAAACCGAAGCCGGTATGGAGTTTCAGATGCCTGAAGCACATGCTGTGTGGAAATAGAGGAGGTAAGTAATGTCAAAAAGTAACGTACATATTCCTTTATATGGAGCAAATGAATCAGGTGGCGGATTAGGAGACCTAGTTAAAATACTCTTTGCAGACTACCCAGATAATACTAATCTGCGTATAGTTAAAGAGACTTTTAATGTGACTGGTGGTGTGACTACTGAATTAAGTGTTGCAATACCAGAATCAGTTACTGTTTATGGAGGATATCTTGAAATCCAAAATAGCGGTGGAGCTGGTAACATTGATTGTGACTTAGGTCTTACTAGTGGAGCTGGTGGTTTTGGAACTGCTTACGGTGACCAAGGCGATGGAGTCTATGCTTTTAAAGCAACTGAGTTTATTAGTGTTGGTTCTGAAAAGTTCTTCCTATCATTTGATGGAAACTCACAAAGTTCAAGTGAAGTAACTCAAATTACTGTTTGTGCTTTAGTTGGTCTTTGTAAAGTATCTTAAGGAGGTAATCTATGGCTAAATATTGGCTTGGAAGAAATCCTGATGGTAGGATGTTAGCTGGAAGTGCTACTGTAGACTTCGGAAGTGTCTCTGACGGAAACGAAGAGGCTTCAGATATTACTGTAACTGGTGCTGCTTTAGGTGATATAGTTATGGCGAGTCATAGTCTTGATGTTCAAGACTTACAGATAACTGCTGATGTTACTGCCGCTAATACTGTTACTGTTGTTATAAGTAGTAGTGGAGATACAGTTGATATGGGTTCTGGTACTGTTAGAGTATTAGTAATACCTAGTGGAGCTATTGATAAAATCATAGCCGGAATGTAATCTGAAATTTGTGAATTAATAACACAATATAAGGATAAACAATAAGAATTACTGCCCTTTGGCATTTTTCAGGCTTCCTTTCTATGTTGAAGGGTAGTAGTTCTAGTTAAAGGAAAATTATGGCAACATTT